CAAGCGCAAGCTTTAATCAAATAGAAGTGCAAACTGACCAGTGCTTGACATTCGATGGCACGATTACAGCAATGCAAAATGGCGCACAGTCATACGCATCGTGGCGTGTTGAAGGGTTGCTGGTCAATGATGGCGGCACAACGACTGTGGCTAATAGCGCAATCACAGTGATTCAAAACACATCGAACTGGGGTTTGACGCTGACAGCCGATAACACAAACAACGCACTGGCTATTACGTTTACCGGAGAAAGTGCGCACAATATCAGAACCGTGGCTAATATCAGAACCAGCGAAGTCACATACGCTTAAAAGGAACAGATAAAATGGCTATTCAAAACAATATCGCAGAAGGCAACAGCCAATACGGTATCGCTTTTAACAACGCATATTACCGCATTGTAATGGTAGCAATCTCTCGCCAGCGGGGGTCAGAGCCAAAGTTTGAGGTGATGATTGACCTGTCAGCTTATGCTACATCATCACCAACCGATGACACTCGTGAGGTGGATTTCAAACGCTACAGCGCAAACCTAGACGACATCAATGCTACTAGCAGCGGTGATGCTTTCTTGGACAAGTGCTATAGCTGGGTAATGGCACAAGATGATATGGCTGGCTCTACAGCCGTTTAAGGAGTAGGCAATGGCGTTAACAATTAACCATCAAACTAATGACATCAGTGCCACTTCTGGTTCAATGACGATTGACGGCGCCGCTGTTGGCGGCGGTGGCGGTGTGGATGGGTTCTCTAGTGCAGACAACACAAGCAGCCCCAATGACACTGTAAATGTCGCAAGCTTATCTGTAGATAGCAGTAGCACAAATGCGGCAGCCGCAATTGTTCCAAAAGGAACCGGCGCATTTATGTTGTCTATTCCTGATAGCACAACAACCGGCGGCAACGTCAGGGGTGCTAGTGCGATTGATTTGACGATGGGTAGAACTAACGCTAACCAAGTGGCTAGCGGGGCTAATGCAATCGCAATTGGTTATAGGATGCGGGCTGCGGGCAGTCAATCTATATGCCTTGGCTACAACAATTACGCCACAAACACTAGGGGTTTCACGGTTGGAAATGACAGCAATAGTAGCGCAATAGAAGGAGTGAACATTTTAGGCGGCGGCGCTGGTGGTGCTTTTGGGTCATACGGCGCAGCGATAAGCAGCGGGTCTAAATGCGGAGAACGAGGTTTTGCGGCAGCAAGAGGTCGCTCTACTACAAAAAATGCCGTTGCTTTTGGCGGTGGCGGTGTTCAATCCAATCAAAGAATGTTTGCAAGTTATTGGGGCAGAACTACTAATGCAACTCCAGCAACAATATCTGCATCTGGCTTAAATCAAAGTGACAGCGAAGCAAATTTTTTGATGCTTGTTCCTGATGGCACATATTTTTACACCAAGAACATTGCATTTTTCACAATTAATGTTGTTGCTAATGACGATACAAATGAATTGATGCGAGTTTGGGAATTGAGTGCAGCTTATCGAATTTCAACCGGTGGAACGGTCACACAAGTAGGCTCAACCACAAAAACTGTTATTCACAGCGAAGGTACTGCGCTCAATAGCACAGACGTTGGTTTAAGTATTAGCACCAACCGGCGATTGGTTATAGATGTGACTGGTGTTGCTTCTACAAATATCCACTTTACTGCTTGGGTTACAGGTCACGCTAACAGATACGCTTAGGAGCAAATAATGGCACTTCAAAAACAATTAAATGCAGACGATACAACCGTGGGTATGGCTGCGGCAGAAGCTTACTTAAAAATTGAAAGACTATCGGTCATCCAAGACTTTGTGACGATAGAAGTTTTTGGATACGGTTCAGCAGAAGCAAGGCAAAATGAAGTGAATCCAATATTCATAAATCAATACAATGCACTGGTTCCAACAATTACCGGCACCGGCAATTTAATTGACATATGTTATGCGTACTTAAAAACCTTGGATGAATTTTCTGGCGCAACTGATGTGTAAAAACCGTAACTTGGCCGACTAAGCCGGAGCAAAACTATGAACGAAGAAAACAAAGTCATTCTGGACGTTGCCGCCGGAACAGGCACGTTTGCTGCGTGGATGTCGATGGTGCCGGATTTTGTGGCTTTGTTCACCGGGATTTGGGTGTTGATTCGTATCATCGAAACCGACACCGTAAAAGCCATAATCAAAAAGATACAAGGTCGTGTTTAAGGCAATCGTACTTGCTTGCTCTTTAAGCGCCCCACAAAACTGCATTGAGCTACATGATTTTCGCGGGCCTTGGCCGTCCTATGAGGCTTGTGTCGAGCGAGTGTATGAGATGGCAGAGGACGTTGGTAAGTTGCCCGGCGACTTTCTCGCCAAGTCTTACAAGTGCCTGCCACTCAGGAAAGGAATGCTGTCCTAATGGAGCCTATCAGTACAGCCCTAATGGCCGTTAGCGCCGCGTCAAATGCCATAGCTTTTATCAAGGCTAGGGTTAATGACGTGCAATCTGTGGCTGATTTGTCGGAGCAAATAGGCACGTTATTCTCGGCACAGAAAAAACTAAACGAGGAGCGCAACAAGCAAGCAGGCGTTGGAGACATTAGTTTTAAGGGTTCAATTGACGCAGTGCTTGAGGCGAAGCGGCTTAATGAGGAAATGCAGCAAATCGCCACAATGATAAATATGCGTTGGCCGAAACCAGCCGATCAGCCGTCGACTTGGCAAGAGATCATCAACCACCACAACAAGGCTTTGCGCGAACAGAAAGAGGCTCGATTAAAAGCTCAGAGAGAGGCCGCTATAGCGCATGACGAAGCTATTGAGAACATGAAAATCGGACTAGCTATTTTGGTTTTGACGGTTGTTGTGATAGGTTTGTTCATCGCGGTGATGGTGTCGAGTGCTGGAGCTATAGGGCTTAGATGAGTGAAACAACGACCGGGCTGATTGGTGAATATCTGGCCGCAGCCGCAATATTGAGCCTCGGCTGGCGCGTCTCAATGGCACAGCAAGATAAAATAGATATGGTGGCTTGGAATGGTCAAAATTGGGTCAGGGTGCAGGCAAAGGCTGCGAGTCTATTGGGCGATAAAGATGGTCGATCTCCGCGTCACCATTTTAATCTGGGCCACGGAAGTAAAAAGAAAAAACTACCCACGAAAGATGATTATGATGTTCTCTGCCTTGTTTCCCCCAATGCCCGCCGGTGCCTGTTCATGCCGATTACGGCTGTACGGCAATACAGTCTGCGCCTGCGTGAGTCGGTTTTCACGGCTGAGGCAGAAGCTGATTCGTGGGCTAAAACGATTGATACGATTCTGGAGATGAGGCGATGAATAAAGACGCGCTTAGAGAAGAGATCGCTGCCGAAGAGGGTATCGTAAAAAACGATGATGGCGAGCATATAATTTATTTAGATCATCTTGGACTGCCAACATTTGGAATTGGAGGACTGGTAAAAGAACATGATCCAGAATACGGCCTGCCGGTTGGAACGCCTGTGTCTGAGGATCGCGTCCGAAAGCGGTTCAATCTGGATATAGCAGTCACGATTGAAGATTGTCGCAGACTATGCAGTAACGTTGGCGTTGACTTTAATGAGCTTGATTTGCGTTATCCAGACGCAGCCCTATGCCTCTGCAACATGACATTCCAGCTTGGATACCCACGCTGCTCCAAGTTCGTCAAGATGTGGGCTGCTGTGGCTGAGGCTATGGACGATCCAAAAGCGTGGCTCACTGTGGCCGCTGAGGCTGAGGATTCACGCTGGTTCGATCAGACGCCTAATCGCGCCAAGCGGATCACGGCAAGATTTAGGGCGCTGGCTGATGGCTAAGGCGCTGCTAGAATACAAGATTATCCCGCGCCTAATGATGCTGGCGTTTACTATTATGGCGTGGAATGTTTGCGATTGGTTTATGGGGCTGGGAGCCTCAGCAACGACACAGCAAACAGCTTTTGTTAGTACGATTGTTGGCGCAGCGACAGGTGCCTTTGCGGTTTGGTGTGGGAGTGAATCAAAATGATACAAGCATTGATTGGGCCGGTGACTGGCCTGCTAGATAAGTTTATTGAGGACAAGGATCAGAAGGCAAGGCTCGCGCACGAGGTTGCCACGATGGCCCAAAATCACGCTCAGGAGCTTGCCAAGGGGCAGCTAGAGATCAACAAGGCCGAGGCACAGCACCGGAGTATCTTTGTGGCTGGGTGGCGGCCTTTCGTTGGATGGACATGTGGCGTGGCGTTAGCCTGGCACTTTGTCCTGGCACCTTTCGTTATTTTTGCCAGCGCTTATGCCGGTGTGGCTTTGCCTAACCTTCCGCAGTTTGATATGTCGAGCCTGCTGACTGTCCTGATGGGTATGTTGGGGCTTGGCGGAATGCGTAGCTTCGAGAAGATGAAAGGCCTAACAAAATAAAGGGGCTTTCGCCCCCCTATTCAGCCAGCCGGATCGTCCTGATCTTGCCGGGCGTTTTAGCCAGCACGCCATCCTCTAGTAGCTTGTCTATCTGAAAGCGCACCGCTGTCGGTGATTTGCCGATTGCGCGGCTTATTTCGGCCACTGAAGGGCCGTATCCATTATCCCGGTGGAAAGCTGCTATTGCATCAACAACAGGCTTCCAGGAGCTTTCCTTGCGGTAAG